ATGGCAGGGTTTCAAAAATCTCAAAGGATGCAAAGAATCCTTTTTTCAAATCAAACTATGCTTCCTTATCAAACATTCAGGATGCGATCAGTAAGCCATTGTCAGAGTCTGGATTAGTTTATTCTCAGATGCCTACTGGAGTGAATGGATTATGTACTATTCTAATTCATGCAGAATCAGGCGAGTATATGATGGATTCATACACGATGCCGGTAAGTAAGCCAAATGATCCCCAAGCAGTCGGATCTGCGATCACTTACGCCAAGCGTTATGCTTTAGCCGGGATATTAGGTTTAAACATTGATGATGATGATGATGGAAACAAAGCAGCTGAGAAGGATCCTCCAGTTGAAAAGCCTTGGTTAAATCCAAAGACTGAGAAATGGAGTTCAGCTATTCAGGCATTGATTGATGGGTATGATTTAGAGGTAATTAAAAAGAAATACAATATCAGCAAAGAGAACGAAACAAAATTGTTAAACGAAATAACAAAAGCGTCATGATAACATCAAAAGATTTATTCTTTGATATGAGATCACAAGAAATGGAGACAATTTACTCTCCAGATTTCACAAAGAAAAAAGCAGAACAAACCGGCATTGATTTAATTAATAGAATGTTTGAAGCTGGGGATCAGACACCGATACAATTCTATTCTAATATTGCCCGGCTAAAGGTAGTAATTGATGCAGCTGATAAGGCTTTCCGGGATCGGGTAAATCTTAATAGTGCTGATAGTTATAATGGCGTTACGTTCACGCCTAAAAATGGCGCAGAGAGCCTGAATTATAGCGAGGATGATATCTATGCAAGTCTTGAAGGTAAGCTAAAGCAAAGGGCAGATCTGCTAAAGGTGGCCAGTAAATCAGATGATCCGATATTTGATTCTGAGGGTTGCGAAGTTCCGAAGGTCAGCAAGAAGTTTAATAAGTCATCAATCGTAATTACATTTTAATATGCCCGGAATAATAAAAGACAGAGAAAGAATTATTCGGGCCTTAGAAATGATAGTCGGCGAGGGTAAAAGTCCAGTAACTGTAAGTAAAATTATGAAGATACCTTATTCCGGCGTATGCCGATGGATGTCTTTATATTGGTTTTATCAGAATCCTATTAGTCCAGTAGTTATAACCTTAAAATCAAAAGTATGACAAAGAAAATTAATCAGGTTGAGGCGTTCTTAATGACCGGGCAACCTTTGACAGTATTAGATTGCTTTAATCTATTTAAAACCTTTGAGTTGCGAAAAATAGTATGTGTATTAAAAGCCAGAGGTTTAAATATCGGATGTGAATGGCTTACAAATTATGATACCGGATCGAGATATAAAAGATATTTTTTAATTGAGTAATTTTTTTTATATTTGATTGTTAGCTGCTATCGACATTAAGCTGATTAAAAACATTTTAACCCTTGTGGTGGATGGGAGTCGATACCCTGAAGCCATAAGGGTTTTTTTATTTTAAGAAAATGGATAAACTACAATGGTTTAAGTTTACAATCAGCGACTGGGTAATGGGTAAGATCATGCGATGCCCGGAGGTTACCCAAGCGAGATTTATTTGGCTTTGTTGCCAGTATTGGAACAAGGAATGTATAATGAGTTATGAGGATGCAGAATTGGAGATTGAAAAGGAACATCTGACTAATTTATTGACTCGAAGGATAATATTATTGGAAGGCGAAAAAATAAAAATTAAGTTTTTAGATAATCAGCTGGTTGATATTTTGGAAGTTAGTAAGGGCAGAAGTATTGCAGCTAAAGCTAAATGGGATAAGTTTTATAACCAGAAAACTGATGTGCAAATCTATGCAAATGCAGAGCAAATGGATGCAAGTGCAAAGCAAATCTCTGCAAATGCTATGCAAAACGATGCAGATAAGATAAGAGTAGATAAGAAAAGAATATACATACCTACTTTGCCTGAGGTTGAATTATATTTTTTAGAAAATGGTTACACAAAAGATTCAGCAGTAAAAGCCTTTAGGTATTATCAGGAAAACAACTGGAAGGATAGCCGGAACAATCAGGTTAAGAATTGGAAGCAGAAAATGCAAGGCGTTTGGTTTAAAGAGGAGAATAAGATAAAGAATGAGCAATTACCTGCTCACTTAACCAGACTTTTAAATTGATACGGAAATTTAAAGACATCGCAGATAGTTTAGAACTGATGCGCAATACTGGAAACCCTAAAGGAGAATTGACCGGGTTTACTGATCTTGACAATTTATATACGATCAAGCAGGGATCATTTACTTTTATTTTAGCCGCGCCACATCATGGGAAATCGGAGTTTGCTTTTGAGTTGGCATTTAATCAGGCCCATAAATACGGAAAGAAATCTTTAATCTATTCGCCAGAGACTGGATCGGTTGAAGATATTTATGCTGAGTTTATTCACAAGTTTACTGGCAGACCGTTTTACAAGTCTATTCCGGGATCAGTTGAGGATCGGGAATATTACCAGGCGATTAATTACATTGATGAAATGTTCAATGTTGTGGATTCAGATGAACAAAGTTATTCAATACCAGAGATCATGTCGCTGGTAACTAATGAAAAATTAATCATAACGGATCCGTACAATGAACTTAGGCATGAAATGAGCAGTTACAATGGTCGGCAGGATTTGTACATTGAGGATATTATTGGGGAAGTCAGGAGATATTGCAAGAAATTTCAAAAGCATTGGATCATATCCTTACACCCGGCGCAACAACAGATTCAGAAAGATGATAAAGGCAATTCCTATTATGGGATGCCGATGGCAAGGGAAGCAGCTGGAGGCCAGGCATTATTAAGAAAGGCCATGACTTGGATTAATATGTGGCGACCTCCGCAAGGAATGAATGATCAGAACGGACAACCTTACGAGGATAACATTGTCCTGGTTAAGATTGAAAAAGCAAAACCTAAAGGCGTTGCAATGAAAGGCGAGATTAAATTATATTTTGATTGGAAACGAAATCGGTATTATCAATTCCCTAAACTTTACGCATTTGAAAAGTAAAATACAACTGGAGTTAGAGGCTGAGGCTTATGCTTTATACTTCGCAGACAAAATAAAGACTTCTGAGGCATTATTATCTATGGCTGGTATAATCTGCCACCTTGAAGGAGATGTCTTCTCATATCGCATAAAAAACGGTTTGAATGACAAGATTCATGAGGTTATAGATCGCAATAATAAATTAAAGCAGATTTATGATCATTTCTTTACGTTATCTGAGCAGCTTGAACAGATGCGTATGATAGTCAGGAAGAATAATGCTCGGATGCTACAAATGGAATTAGAGAATGAAAAACTAAGTAAATTATTAACCAATTATAAAGAATGGGAATGAAAATAGCTACAGTATGTTCGGGAATTGGAAGTCCAGAACAAGCCTTAAAAGAATTGGATATTCCGCATGAAATATCATTTGCATGTGAGATTGATAAATATGCCAGACAAACGTATTTAGCAAATTTCACACCTAATCAAATGTACACCGATTTAACCGCTGAAGAATGGGATAAGCCGGAACAGTATTCGGACTTGTTTATTGGTGGGATTCCATGCCAGGCGTTCAGTCTTGCTGGTAAGCGATTAGGCGAATTGGATAAACGTGGGTTGTTATTCTATGACTTTTACAGATACGTTAAAAATCAGCAACCAAAAGTATTTATCATTGAGAACGTAAAAGGGTTGCTATCTGATAATAACGGAATCACTTTCCAGAATTGGTGCGCTTTACTGGGTAGGTCAATGAATACTCACATCAATATGTTTAATCATGAGGATTCTTTGCTTTACAATCTGCATTTCAAAGTATTAAACTCTAAAGATTTCGGAGTACCGCAGAACCGAGAAAGGGTTTTTCTTGTTGGGATTAGAAATGATTTACCAAATACGTTCCGTTTTCCAATAGGTGAACGATTAACAAAAAGGCTAAAGAATATTTTAGAGCCGGAAGTCGATGAGAAGTATTATTTGAGTGATGAAAGTATCGAAAACCTAATGGAGCATAAAAAAAGAAATGATGAAGCTGGAAATGGTTTTGGCGTTAAGTTTAATGAATTTGATGGAATTTGCAGTACAGTAAAAATTGGTGGTAGTGGTAAAGATGATTTAGTTATAGAACCCTACTGCGTAGCTATGCGAGGGAGAAACCCAGAGAACCCATCAGATAGGACAACTGGTTCGCCAATGGAACAAAGATTAGAACCTAATTCGCAAGGGATAACAAATACAATTACAAGTGTTCAAAAGGATAATTTGATAGTAGTCAAAGAAGCCACAAAGCAAGGCTATGCCATAGCAAAAGAAGGTGATAGTATTAATCTTTCAAATCCTAATTCCGAAACACGCAGAGGCAGGGTAGGTGATCAGATTGCAAATACTTTAGATACTGCTTGTAATCAGGGGGTGGTGGTTCAAGAGATTGATTGGATACAAGGAGGCACACAAGAACATCAGCACCCACGAACAGATGGAATATCTCCAACACTTACTTCTGCAATGGGAATGGGTGGAGGTCAAACTCCAATTTTAAAACAATACCACCGCATCCGCCGCCTAACTCCTTTAGAATGTATGCGCCTTCAAGGTTATCCCGATTCATTTATCAAGCCATGCTCAGATAGTCAAACGTATAAACAAGCCGGTAATTCAATAACTGTGAACGTGATGAAAGCAATTATTAAAAATATTATACCGATTTTATGAAAAACAAGTACAAAAACATAAAAACAGTAATTAACGGGATTACCTTTGATTCTAAAAAGGAAGCGACTTACTACGGGATCCTGAAGCTGAAGCAAAAAGCTAAGTTGATAGATAGTTTTCAGATGCAAGTTCGCTATGATCTGGTTGTAAATGGAATTAAGATTGGTTTCTATAAAGCTGATTTTGTTACTTTTAAAGAAGGTAAAGTTTTCGAGGTTATTGATGTGAAGTCAGAAATGACAAAGAAACTGCCAGTCTATCGGCTAAAGAAAAAACTAATCAAAGCAATCTATGGTTTTGATATTATAGAAATTTAATACCTTTACTAAAAAATATTATATGAAAGTCAAAATTTCAGAAATAAAAGCTAACTCAAAGAACCCCAGAGTTATAAAGGATGACAAATTCAAAAAGTTAGTCCAGTCAATCAGAGAGTTTCCGGAAATGTTAGAAAAGCGACCGCTGGTATGTTTTACTGATGTTGATGGCAAGTATGTTGTTCTGGGTGGTAATATGCGATTAAAGGCATCTATTGAAGTTGGTTTAAAGGAACTGCCTATTGTTTTGGCTGATGATTGGACTCAGGAACAAAGAGATGAATTTTTGATAAAGGATAACGTAGGTTTTGGAGAATGGGACTGGGATCAGTTGGCAAATGAATGGGATACTGAATTATTGGATAAATGGGGCTTAGATATTCCTAACTTTGATACAGAAGTATTGGAAGCTGAGGAGGATGACTTTGATACAACGCCTCCAGAAGATCCAATTACTGTATTAGGTGATTTATATGAGATAGGTGAGCATCGTTTGCTTTGTGGGGATAGTACAGATAGTGATCAGGTTGCAAAGCTAATGAATGGTCAAAAGGCTGATATGATTCACACCGACCCACCTTATAACATTGACTATGAAGGTGGTAGTAAAAAAAGGGAAAAAATAGCAAATGATAAGTTAGATGATTTTCCTAAGTTTTTATATGATGTTTATACTACATTGGCAACTGCATTAAAAAAAGGGGGTGCAATATATGTATGGCACGCTTCATCTGAAACACACAATTTTATTCAACAGTTTTTAAATGCTGGTTTTCTTTTTAAATCATACATTGTTTGGAATAAAAATAATTCAACATTTGGAAGGTCGGATTATCATTGGAAACATGAACCTTGTATTTATGGTTGGCTTGATGGTGCATCTCATAAATGGTGTGGGGATAGAAAGCAAACAACAGTTTGGGATATTGATAGACCAAGTAGGTCAGATCAGCATCCTACAATGAAACCAATACCTTTGTGCAGTAAACCTTTAGAAAATTCATCTGATATAGGAGATATTATATTGGATGTATTTTTAGGATCAGGTTCAACAATGGTAGCTTCACACCAGCTTAAACGCAAATGCTACGGTATGGAGTTAGATCCTAAATACTGCGATGTAATAGTAAACAGAATGATAGCATTAGATCCGAGTATTGAAATCAAGTTAAACGGAAAGCCATTTGAAAAAGCATACTAAATTATATTTAACGTACTTTGGGTTTGATGAATCTGATTTTATACCCTGCGAGGTATGCGGAGATCAGGCAGTGGATATTCATCATATTGAATGCAGAGGAATGGGAGGAACTAAAGAGCCAGAGAATATTTATAATTTAATGGCAGTATGCAGGAAATGCCATGATAAATACGGAGATAAAAAAGAGCATAAAGAGTTTTTAAAGGATATACATTTGCAGTGGTTAAGCAGTGAAAAAAATAAATGCTTAGGAATAAGATCATAACTGAGTTTTGGGAATCAAAGTCAGTGAATGAGGCATTTGAAAAGATGCAGCCAGTCGAACTTCAAGCGGATTTAAAATCCGAAGTGTTTTTAATCCTCTGCGAAATGGAGGAGGAGAAGTTGATTGGCTTGTACCAGCGGAACGAACTAAAGTATTACATGGTTCGGATTATGCTAAACATGATTAAAAGTGATCGAAGCAATTTTTTTAAGAATTACAGAAACTATACAGAATTGCTGGAGAATGATCAGGAGGTTCCAAGCGTTGAATCGGATCCAGAAGAATCATATCAGAAAATAGAATTACATTTACAGAACCTTCATTGGTATAACAGAGAACTGTTCAAATTATACGCCTTAGATTTTAAAAAGAATGCGAAAGAATTAAGCCGAAAAACCGGGATCCCTTATATGTCGATTGTCAGATCCATCAATAAGACTAAAGCCGAGATTAAAAAAAATATCAAAAAATGATTCTATCAATAATAACCGCTATCTGTGCATCGCTATTTTTTACGGAGATCCATAACTTTCATGTTAGATGGAAAATCAATTTCAAGCCTTTTAATTGCGGAAGTTGTCTGGCTGCCTGGTCAGCGCCATTACATTACTATGCGCCTGAATTGATTCAAGAAATTACCAGCACTATTTTTATCGCTGGGTTCTGTGCGCCGATTGTAACCAAATTAATGTGGAGTTTATGGAAATAAAACAAGAGCATCGGGATTGGCTGATCGCTAATGAGAGCAATTACGAATGTGCAAAGAATGGCTATATCAGGAATTTAGATTTGCCGGTACTGCAAATGTATGAGCATATTTACAGATTATATTTGGATCCTAACTTCCTGCTTTCGGTTTGGTGCGGTAATTGTAAGTACGATATGATTATGAGGCTTTACAAGTGGTTTGAAGCGCAATGAGAATTCTGGCAATTACAAGCAAAACAAGCGGAGTTGGTTACCATAGGATAATGATGCCGATCGCAAACATGCAAAAAGATTACTGCCTGATGACCGATACAATAAGCGATGAAACTTTTGAGGGCAATTATGATATCGTGGTTATGAATCGCATGTTGGCAAACATAACGCCAGATCAGATGGATGCTTGGCGCAAAAAGCATGGGTTTAAATTGGTAGTTGATAATGATGACTACTGGCATTTGGATCCTTCGCATATTCTGTATGAAAGCTACAAGGCGAACAAAGTAACTGAGCAAATAATAGAGTGGATTAGGATTGCAGATCTCTGCACTTGCACTCATGAACGATTAGCGGATGAGATATACAAGCTGAATCCAAACGTGGAGATATTGCCAAATGCAATTCCTTTTGGAGAGGAACAGTTTATTTTAGATAAAAAGCCTTCTGATCTGGTGCGATTGTTCTGGTCGGGATCCGGTACACATGGCAAGGATTTGAACATTCTGCGCAACCCAATGAAGCGGATAAACTTTCCGGTTAGAACTGTGATTGCTGGTTATAACGAAAACGAGAAACATATTTGGGATGGCATGATTTCAGCGTTTACCAATGGATTAAAACTGAACCCGACTATTTACAATTACAATCAGGTTACCGAGTACATGGCAGCTTACTGCGATTCCGATATTAGTCTGATTCCTTTGGTCGATTCAAAGTTCTGCGCAATGAAATCAAATCTAAAGGTTTTGGAAACTGCATCTAAAAAGAATCCAGCGATAGTGAGCAACGTAGATCCCTACAAAGATATGCCGGTATGCTACGTTAATTCGCAAAAAGATTGGTACAAATGGATTCGGTTATTGACTTTTGATCAGGATGCGAGGATTCAATATGGCAATGATTTGTATGATTACTGCAATATTCATTTCAATCTGCACGAAGTAAATAAGAGAAGGTTTGCTATTTATCATAAATTATATGCCAGTAATTAAATGCAGTAACGGAATGTATCGGATCGGATCCGGTGCATGTATCTTTGACACAGAGGAAAAAGCGCAGTCAGTCTGGGCGGCAATCAGAGTTTCAATGGTTGATAGTTACAATGACTATCCAGAGGCGGCGAAAGCTAATGCCAGAAGAGCCTTAAATATCAAGAAGGAAAACGATAAAGGTTGCGGAACTTTAGTCGGATGGACAAGGGCAAATCAGATTGCTAAAGGCGAAAACATCAGCAGAGAAACGATTGCCAGAATGTCAAGTTTTGAGAGGCATCGTGAAAACTCAAAAGGAGATCCTAAAGAAGATTGCGGTGCATTGATGTGGTTAGCATGGGGAG